CAAGTCGCCAGTAGTCGAAGCACCTGCACCGGCCATTGCGTTGACCAAGTTGACTTTGTAACCGAAGAGGCTAGGTGAAACGCCACCAACCATCTCGGAGATTGCGTTTCCGCCAGCAGCGTTCAGCAAGTCGCGGATAGGACCGTTCCAAAGAGTTGGGCTGAAGTACCACTGGTGATTCAAGCCACGCTCTTGACCAGCAGCAACAACGGCTGCAGTCAGGTCAGTCAGTGCAAGAGCTGAAACCGAAGCAACGTTCGTGTCAGCAATGCTTGCGTCGCCTTCGATACCACCAGTAAGAAGTGATCNACCTGTGAACAGGTTGTTGTCTTCTTCTTTAGCGAACGCCCAAGCCAAGTCGCGAACGATAGTGTCAGTCATCGAGATGATGCTGTCTTCGCTGATCTCGGTGCTCATCTTCACAAGGCCAGCCATTTTCTTGGCAGTCAAGGAAACCTGACCGAATGTCAAGTCGCTCTCGGTGATGGCTTGTGCTTCGTTCGGGTAGTATACAGTTGCGTGACCGAGGAGCTTAGGAACGCTCCAAGTCAATGCACCCATAACAACGCGACGGCAAACGCTACGTGCCACGCCGTAATCTTCAACCAAGTTGATCAACTCGGATGCCAGAGGCGTAGGAACGGTGTATCCACCCTCGGAGTCAGTGCCTTCGCTCTGTGCTGCCATGAACTCTTGAGCTTTGGCGTTTCCACCAACAGCAGCAAGGAATTGACCAGCGGTGTATGCGTCTTCGCTGGAAGCGAATACGTTTGACTTGTTGTACTTAGCAGCGGCAGGAATCTTGTCCATTACAGTTTCTTCTTTAAGTTCAGGTTCGATGGATGCCTCTGGCTCAACTGCAGGGGCGGAAGGTGCGACGCGAGAAGCAACGATCTCATCGATACGTGCTTGAATTTTCTCTTGGCGATCTTGTTTGGCTTTAAGCTCAGTGAACTCGTTGTCCAATGCTTCGATCTGGGCTAGTGTCTCTTCGCTGTTGTCGCCCGCTTCAAGGGCAACATCGGAAAGAGCCTCAACTTCAACACTGATCGCCTCAAGGCGTGCAGCAATTTCGGAAAGGTTCATATCTTCTCAAATGTTTGAGTTACGTTTTAGTAATGTTGCCAGTACGGCCATATTATAACTACTCAAAAAACTTACTTTTTGAGTATGAGCTTCATCCTTCTGGATGTAGCCTTGGCTTTGGCCGCAACAGCCAATGGTGAAAAGGCGTGGACTGTGGGCAGTTCTGCCTCAGCCTTTACCTTAGCTTTTCTCTCAACCTTGTGGATTTCGTCAACAAAACCCTGTGCTAGGGCCTCATCCGCGTTCATCCATGTCTCTGCGTCCATCATCGCAAGGAGGTCGGATTTGTCCTTTCCTGTCCTCTCCGCGTAGGTGTCAGCGATGTCGCCGTCCATCATTTCCATGACATCTGCGGTGCTTCTGAAGTCCTTGCAGTTGCCCATGGCCTGTGTCCAGCATCGGTGGATCATGAACTTGGCGTTGCTGTTGATGACCAACTTGGACGCAGCACATGCGATAACAGTGGCAATGCTGGCAGCGATTGTGTCGATGTGAATNGTCACTTCGCCATCGTGCTGCATGATTGCGTTGTACATGGCTAGGCCATCAGAGACACTTCCTCCCTGCGAATCAAGGTGGATAGTGACATCGGCACCTGCGTGCTCATTCAGGCAGTCCCTGAAGTCGTCAGCGGATATGCCGCCATCGAAGTTGCCAATGGGGCCACGCATTTGAATAACTTTGTTGTCTGGGTCAGTCTCAAGACGCATCGGATTTATCCTCTTTTGGTGTTTTATCGGTAGTTTCTTCGCTGTCAGTGCCCTCTTGGTCGCTTTCCTCGTTACCCTCAGGCCCTTGGTTTGCGTGAGCAATTTCGTCACCGCCCTCGATTGGCTCAAGGTCGTGCCAAGTTCTCAGCTCATTGATGGTGGCGATTCCCTGCTGTGACAGCTTCAGTGTGTAGTCAGCAACGCTGTTGGGGTCACCCTTCATCAGGTTCCTTGTGTCGAAGAATGCCTCAAGGTTGCCGTATGGCATTAGCTTTCTTTCGATCTCCTCTGTCCACTTCGCGAACCACCTTGCAAGGCAGTTGTTGATGTATGCGGTGTTTCTCTCAGAGATGGACTTGTAGGTCTGCCCGCTATCGTCGCCCATGATTGACTCAAGGCCGAACAGGAGTGCTATCTCTTCACGCTGGAAAGCTCTCTGCTGCAAGAACTGAGAGTCGGTGTTGCTGACAGGCAGGGTGGTTGCTGTCATGCCGTCGCGAAGAAGACCAGCACGACCTGCATTGCTCAGGCCCTCATGCTTCTCGTTAAAGTTGTCAAGGAAGGTCTTTGCGTCCTCTGCGGATCGGAACATCCCGTTGGGTGCCTCAAGCAACATTCCCGGACGACCACTATTGGCAATCGTCACAGCAGCACCCTCTTGGCCTGCCTGAGTCAAGCCAAAGACATCCTTGGCGATATCTATGATGTGCATTCCCCATACACCATTGTATGACGTGTTCATCACATGTAAGACATCTCTGTCAGGTATCTTGTAGTACTCTCCGCTCTTCAGTCTGCTAGGAATAGCGTCCTGAGTTGTCCCTGCGTCCTGTGTCACCAAGTGCCACTTCTGACCATCGATCAGCATTGTCTGGCAGTTGTATGGAAGGATTGGGATAAGAGAGGTTGGCGTACCATTGCTGTTTCGCTCAATGTATGCACGCCCGTTCCCTGCGATCAATGCGTGTACCTGCATGATCTCTTTCAGCTGAAAGGCTGTCATTATGTCATTGGGGTTCTTGTTCAGCAACTTGTACGTGTTGTTTCTGACACGCGGTCGAGTGCCGTCCTCATTGAACTTGCATATGTCAATGGGCATCTGTGCAATGTGTCCGCTAATCTTGTTGATTGCGTACATCACTGGAGCCAGACCGATTGCTGTCTCTGTCGTAACCTTTACGCCAGTCTTCGATGGCTTCCCACCGAATGCCTCTACCAGCCACTGTGTAGGGTTCTTCTGGTTAGAGAATGCCCTGAATGTCTTACCTAATTTCATTTCATTTTCCTAAGCAATAAAGAGATCCCCTTTCGTCTTCGTCCACGCCCCAACCATGGCCCGACCAAATAGCCATTGTCAGTGCAACAAGCGGGTCGATTTTCTGGCTAGAACTTGCTTTGTCATATTGCCATCTATCAGACCGGTCTCGCACTGCAACCGCATTTGTCAGACACCATTTGAGGATAGGAGATCCGTCATGTTTGAATCTCCCATCAGCTAATGCTTGTCGTAGTTCTGCAATGGGTTCGTTAAAGTGTCTTGTCGTCTGTGGCATGGCCGAGATGACCACGCCCTCTTGCTCCACCTGCTCACCGAACTGCTGTGCATTGTAGGGGTCAATGGCACAGTCAGATGAGTAGTATGTCCAGTAGTCGTCCACAAAGTCCTTCTGGAGGTCCGTGATTGGAGATTCAGTAACCTTGATCAGCCCTTGGTCAATGAAGTCACAGAAGGGTATAGCGTTGAGGTCACGTGGTGTGTTACGTGCTATGTAGGAAGCAACCCTGCCCTCGTAGCGGTACACTGGACGACTCTCGCTGTCCTCTTCGCCTGTGTCGAAGCGTGCAACAAATGCATAGGCCGCAAGGTCGTCCCTTCCGCCAAGGTCAATCCCTGCACCCACGCAATCAGCGTCTCGTGCCCAATCAGACAGCTCGCCCTTGCACTTGTCGAAGTCGTCAAGGTTGAATATCCTCTCGGTGCTGCTGACAAGAACGTTTGCGTGGTAACGCTTAAACCGGTTGAGTGCCTGCGGGGAAGTCATGGCAGGCTTAATCTGGCCTCTCAGGAACTCCATGCTGATCGACACGCCCATGTTGGGGCAAGACTTGATCCAGCAGTTCTCATCGAATGGNTCNTCNTCTTCGTCGATCTCGTAGATTGCAGCGAACAGTGCCTCTTCATCAATTGTCTGGTCAAGCACCTGCTTCGCAAATCCAACCTCTTCAATCCAGAGGTGTGACTGGTCGTCGCCTGCAGTTGTCACAGTGAGCGTGAGAGGCTGCACACGAGAACCAGAGCCTGTGACCATCGTGTTGTAGAACTTGCGATGCTGCTTCGTCCAAGCATGTGTTTCGTCCATAATAACGAGCTGAGGATTCAATCCGTCATAGGGGCGATCAGATCCAACTGCCTGCATGTTGCCGCCATTGTGGTGAAACGTCATCACCTTGTTGGCTACCGTGCTGCCCTCTTTAAGGACTGGTGACTGCTGCCTCATGCGGAAACACTCTGCAAGAATAACCTTCTCGCTCTGCTCACGCTTGGTTGCAGCCATGATGATCTGCGACTGACCTTCAGGCTCGTTGGTCACTGGGTTGATATCACAGGATGCAACAAACATAGCAATGCCTGCAGCTATCGTACTTTTTCCTTGCTTACGACCCATAGACCAGTAGATTCTGCGGAACCTTCTTCCACGCCCATCGTCACGCTGCCACCCAAAGATGTTTGCCACGGCAAAAGCCTGCCACTCCTCAAGATGGAATGGGTCGCCAGAGTGCTCTCCAATCGAGTGCCTTAGTGCCGCAGGGAAGAATGCAATAACAGCAGCAGCTTTGCTCTCATCGAAGTGATAAGGGAAGTCAGGCGTGCCCTGTCTCTCAAGGTCACGATAGTATCGCTCTACAGCTAGACGTACATACTTGCCAGTGATGATGTCACCGTTGATGACTTTCTGTGCATAAGATTCCCAAGGGGACATCTGTTACCCCTTGAGTTCCTTGATGATGCTCGCAAGC